CGATGTGTATCCCGGTGAAGAAAAAGAACTTGTAGAAATACTTGCAAGTGCAATGGAAAATGTTGACCGGGAACTAAAGTATCGGTATGATTACGAGATGTCTATACCGCTCGATATCGAAATAAAGAGTGGTCCCAATTGGCTAGAAGGAAGTGTAATTTATGAATAATTTACCAGCAAATGTCCAAGACTTGGATGTGAATCAATTAGCGGCTTTAATGGCAGGCCCCTCCCAAGAGCAGAACAAATCGGAAGAGACGACTGACTTGTTTCCTTTATTACGTATCAATCATCAGGAAGAAGATGATGATGGCAATGAATTGAAGAAAGGTGTGTTCTTTATTCAGGGCGAAGATATTCCAGTCGTCTATGCGAAAGAAGTCAACTTCCGCGCATTAGGAGACTTCATGCAGTACCTGCACTATGACTCTGATCAGCAGGCTGTCATCAACCGTACCGTGATCACAATGACTGGTGACTATAAAGCTGAGTCAATTGACGAGACCGGGTCTCTGCGTTGTGGCCGTCCTGTCGGTAAACAGTTTCATGCATTGCCAGATGCAGAGAAAAAGAAGTACACAGGTATTACCTGTTTTCGTTATCTTTATGGTGTCGTTAGCTACACAGGAACGACTGCAACAGGTGAAGAAATGGAGATCCCTCCGACTCCTTGTCTGTTCCGAGTGAAGGGTGCTTCTTTCCTTAACTTTACGAAGGAAGTGATTGATCCATCAAATTCACAGGGCGTTCCATTTACAAATGTCAATTCGACTTTGTTTACAGAAAGAAAGAAGAATGGTGGTGTCACATACTTCACCTCCCACTTCAATCCTGATTTTAAAGAGACTGTCGAGTTATCTTTAGAAGATGGAGAGATCATCAAGCACATTCTTACTCTGGTGCATGGAGTGAACAACGAAGTACGCCGTAAGTACGATGAGTCGATCCGTGGAATGACAAAGGATTCCAAAGAGGCCGATCTGGTAGATATTGTCGCAGAAGGGTAATCAATGAAAGCTCCTAACAGAAATGAAATTCTAGTTAAGACTTTCCTCAAGAAGGCGACCAATGAGTCGCCTCTTGACATTAACTACGATGAATTAATCGAAGAGGCTGGCGAAAGTTTTAAGAAAGCTTTACGTAAACAGTTTGTAGAAACACGCAGAGACTTTGGCATTCGTATGTCAAATGTCGGTAGGCCCTCTTGTCAGTTGTGGATGCAGAAGCACCATCCTGATGAGCAAGAAAAGAAACCCTACGACTTCATCATGAAGATGCTCATGGGCGATGCCCTTGAAGTTATCTCTGTCTTTGTCATGAAGGCGGCAGGTGTCTCCATTGAAGAAGCCAGTGGTAAATGTTCACTTCAATTAGATGAGCGTAAGATTGATGGTGAGTTCGATTTAATTATCGATGGAAAAGTTTGGGATGTTAAATCAACAAGCCCCTACTCCTTCCAGAATAAGTTTAAGGATTTTGATACGTTGGCATCGGATGATACCTTTGGCTACGTAGCTCAAGGATTCGGGTACTCAGAAGCAACCGGGAAACCTTTTGGCGGATGGATTGCCATTAACAAGGTGACTGGGGAATGGAAGTTCGTTGAGGCGGATGACTCATATGAAAGGCGTAAGGATGTGCTAGGATCGATCAAGGATACATACGATCTAATTACTTCTGATGCTTCTGAGTTTACCCGATGTTTTGATGATGTAGAAGAAACCTACCGTCGAGTCCCTACAGGCAATCGTCACATCTGTCGTACTTGTGAGTTCTGCGAGTTTAAGCATACCTGTTGGCCTAACCTACAATTCCGAGAATCGACTGCAAGTCAAGCAAAGACTAAACCTTGGAAATATTACACGGTGTACAATGACGTTCAGTAAGGCGGCTAGGAAATATGGGTACAAATCAGGCTTGGAGAAAACTGTTGCAGATCAAATCAAAAAGCGGGGACTGCGTGTTAAATATGAAGATCCATCTTCAAGAATTAGCTTTACACAACCCGCTACTGATCGAACGTATACTCCTGATTTTGTCCTGCCTAATGGTATTGTGGTTGAAACAAAGGGCAGGTTCACCCTAGAGGACCGCAAGAAACACCTGTGGATACAGGAGCAGACAGACTTTGACATACGGTTTGTCTTCTCTAATTCTAGAGCTAAGATCAGAAAAGGATCTAAAACATCATACGCGGATTGGTGCGATAAACATGGCTTTGTCTACGCAGATAAACTAATACCAGAGGATTGGTTCAATGAAACTAGAAGTAAAAAAAGATGAAGCGTTTATTAAGTTATCAGTTGATGATAACAACAATATCCAATTTTCCTACGGCTTCAACATGGACCCTCCCGTTGATCTAGAAGGTAAGGTTTCTGAAGACCGCTTTGAAGCAATCATGACCGTGATCGCATTGGTTGCAGGACTAACAATCTCAGTAAAAAAATATCCGGATCAAGTCTTAGAAATTGGAGATACTGCCTTAGAGGTAGGAGACTTCGATATTGATACAATCATCCATGAAGACACCCACGAAATGCTAGAGAACCTTTCTGATGAGCAGGTTGAGTTATTGTTTGCGCCAACAGAAGGAGTTCAATGATGTCTAGAACGGACAGCCGGGATGAGTGGTACAATCCCTCACACTACCAAAAAGATAACGGACAGGAAGTCATTGACATTATTCGCTCGGTGCTTACACCTGAGCAGTTCTCTGGATACCTGATTGGCAACCAGCTTAAATACTTGTTGCGTATTAACGATAAGGATACGCCAGAGATGAATCATGGGAAGGTGAACTGGTACAACAGTTTCTTAGAGCAACTGTGTGAAAGTGATCCTGAATTACAAGAAATTATGCAGAAGAGTAGGCATCAATAATGCAATACCACGGTATACACATCGATCTTGAAAGAGAGTTTCTTTTAACTGAACAAGCAAAAAAGCTCCTTGAGTTTTATCTCCTCCCCGGTGAGAAGTACAGTCAGGAAGCATTTGCAAGAGCCGCATTAGCTTACTCCAAAGGCGACATAGAATTTGCACAGAGGATATACGACTATGTCTCTAAACAATGGTTTATGTATGCTAGCCCGATTCTTAGTAACGCCCCCGCCCCGGGAGGAAAGAATCGCGGTCTTCCTATTAGTTGTTTCCTTTCTTACGTACCTGATACTGTTAAAGGGCTTATTGAGCATAAGTCTGAGGTGGCTTGGCTTTCTGTAAGTGGGGGCGGTGTTGGTGGTCACTGGTCTGACGTACGCAGTGTTAGCAATAAATCCCCGGGAACAATTCCTTTCCTTAAAACAATGGATTCAGATATTCTGGCGTTTCATCAAGGTACTACCCGCAGAGGAAGTTATGCGGCCTACATTGATGTGAGCCATCCAGATATTCATGAATTCCTTGAATCCCCAGATCCTACTGGGGGCGACGAGAACAGAAAACTGTTCAATATTTTTCACGCAGTCAACATACCTGATGCATTTATGGAGGCATTGAAACATGACGCAGAATGGGAACTTAGAGACCCACATGACGGATCTATCCGAGATACAGTCAAAGCTAGAAGCTTGTGGGACAGAATACTTAAAGCTCGGTCAAGAACTGGCACACCTTACATCAACTTTATCGACACAGCCAATCGATGCTTGCCAGAAAGTCAAAGAAAGCTTGGACTTCGGATTATGGGGTCTAATCTCTGCAACGAAATCCATCTCGCAACTAACGAAGAGCGTACAGCAGTCTGCTGTCTCTCCTCAGTCAACCTCGAAAAGTGGGATGAGTGGCGAGACACCGGAATGGTCAAAGATCTGGTCAGATTTCTCGACAACGTACTTGACTACTTTATCGAACACGCTCCTAGCGAATTGGGAAAAGCTGTACACTCAGCAACACAAGAACGCTCCATCGGCTTAGGTGCGATGGGATTCCACAGTTATCTGCAAAGTAAGATGCTTGCTTGGGATGATTGGAGATCTGCCAGTGAAAACTACCAGATGTTCAAGAAGATCAAGGCAGATGCTGTGGAGTCATCTAAGGAGCTTGCCATTGAACGAGGTGAAGCCCCTGATATGAAAGGGACAGGAATGCGTAATGCGCACCTGCTAGCTATCGCCCCGAATGCCAATAGTTCTATCTTGTGCGGATGCAGTGCGTCTATTGAGCCAATCAAATCGAATGCTTACACTCATCGGACTCGGGCAGGTACTCATCTCATTAAGAACAAAATTTTAGTTGAGGTGTTAGATAGGTATGGGCATAACAATGAAACTATCTGGAAAGACATTATTGCGAATGAAGGCTCTGTCCAGCATTTGGAATTCCTCAGCGA